TTATAGACTCAGTAGGCTTACGTAGCACCGGCATCCCATAGATGTCGATGAACCCTTCCATATTCCATTCCATAGGAATAAACAAAGAATATAGTCCGCTTTTAGTTTGTCCATTAGCGTTTCGACTATCCAATGCCGAATCTTCGTACAATTTCTTATAGTTATCGCCACCCTTGCTTAGTGCATTGGAAGTGGAGCCCATCATACACTTACCGATAATCTTGCTACCTACCCTAAGACAGGTCTTGGTTACCCTCCAATTGTTCAGTATATTGTTTGGCTTTACCCACTTTGCGCTCTCATCGTGCGCAAGAAACAGCAGCTTTTCACCGTCATAAGAGTTCTCCTCAGTGTTCTTCCAATCTATCGTGGTATCGAGACCATCTACAGTCTGAGCATCAGACTGCGACATATTCTTCTTTGTAATCTTAGAAGCCGGTACACGGTAGGCAAGCTCAGTCTTTGGCTTGTCCATTCCATCCATTACCGGACGGAAGAAGAATGGCAGCCTGCTGTTAATGGGTACAACCTTATCGGTAAACATCTTCTTGGCATCAGCACCCGTCTTAGACAGGATACCAACCCTTGAATCCCTTGCAAGCGTGGCTATGTTTACGCACTCTGAGGATGCCATAAAGGAGAATCCTGAACGCCTGATCTTGAGGTATATCATCCCAAAGCACCGGTGGTCAGCCTTACAAGCCTCCCAAAATATAAAGAAGATACGGTTGGCTTCCCTGAAGTCAGGATAGCCTACGTCAATACTTGACCATTGTAAGTACATATAGTGAGCCCCCGTGATGTAGGTAGGTGTGCCGTTATTCATAAACCACATACCCCCTTCCCGGTAATCAAACTCCTGTTCAATGTAATCTACCCACCGGTTCTTAAACTCGGTAGGCATATCGTTCCATTGGAATATAGACTGAATCTTGGCGAGCTCCTTGGGTAAATCTCTGCGCTCCCAATACTGCTCAGCCTTAGAGTTGTGTCTTTGAAGACACTCTTTAGGCGTTGCCGGTAGGGCAATAACTAACCCTGCGATATTGATAATCTCCCCAATCTGTCCCGTCTTGGAGATGACCACCATATCGTACTGCTCATTGTAACCATACTTCCAAGACCGAACTCCGTTCTTTTTGGATATGGCGTTCTGAGGCACATAGTCGTTAACGACCCGATATAGACCTTCGTTCTGCAAATCCTTGTTTTGTATCTACTCTATTTGTTCCACTCTCAAGCATCTCAAGTGCTTCTCTCTCTGCCTCGATTCGGTTAAGAATCTCAAAGGCATCGAAGATGGCAAGCTTCTTGGTAGCTGCTGCGTTCTTCAGCCTGTCTGCCGCAAGCTCATCATCAGGATCAGGCTTGATAATCTCCTCCTTAGCCACCTTGATGAGCTGCTCTACGGCTTGATGACCGGCTTCAATAATTTTTAATTTAATGTCCTTCATTACTTCTCTCTTAAAAATGCGACCTGAATTAGACGAGAATTATCGTCTTGCCCAAAGTTCTCAAAAATATTTCTACTATGCGGAACCTTTGACTCAAATACAACCATACGGTTAAACTTTGAGTACATAACGCAAACCTTACGACCATCATCGTCATAGATGGTAGTGCCATCATCGTCAGGATGCGTATGGCTCAAATACAGGATAGCTGTAATGTCGCCCATCATCTCATCCGTATGGATGAAGTTTGGCTCCTCCTGACCTTCAGGAGACCTACGTACAAAGTTCCAAGCTACCTCATAGGTTGGACCGACAAAGTCAATTACCATTTGCGCAAACTCATCATCGTGGTCACGAGGCTGAATATTTTGAAACACATTGACACCATCGTAGATGTCTACGAAATCGTTATCGAGTATGTCAGACACGTAGCCAATAGGTTCGTGGATAACATTATCCATTATGATCAGGTTCATAGTACTATGGTTATTTGGTGGTCATACATTCTATATAGCTTCTCTCCGTCTACCTCAAATTCATATTCGCTATCAGGCTTAAAGCAAACCTTGTCTCCCTGACGCACACCCTGTTCTATAAGGTAAGCGTTAGGGTAGACCATCTCACCCATAAGGGGCTCGTTGGTAAACGGCTTTTTGATATAAGACTCAGTAGCCGGTATGGGCTTGACAAAGCAATACCTGTCGTAGGTATGCCATTTGCCATCTTGCTTGTACAGAAAGAACTGATCTTCGTCTATCAAGAATACGTCATCACGAAAAAATGATCGACCGCTTTTTTGGCGACCTCTCATATCATTATAGAACTTAAAGACGTTGTGATGCACGAGAAGTGTATCACCTTTTCTGATTGGACCATCGTACTTATAGGGGATCTCCTCAACAATGGCATACCGGTTAGAGAACTTGTGGTCCTCCTCCGATGTGTTGACGATAAGGTCAATACCACCTACTTGCTTGGTATTAGAATACCTTGTCCCTGCCTGTGGCTTTACAATGAAGTTAAATGGGGATTGCATTAGTAGTGAATATTGTACTCAATGGATACAGGAATAGTGTGGCTAAACTCTTTCCACAACATCACCTCACTTTTATCGTTGATGATATATATTTTTATTGAACCTGTTTGAGGCTCAAACTTTATGAGGTGTATCTTATGCGTATTATCAAGTATGTCCTGTCCTACAAGGTAGTGCATAGCGCCATTCTTGTAGTCGGGACCTATTGATATTTTCCTTATATCCATATTTAATTAAATTTAATTTCATTAGAAGAACTATTAGTACACTACTCCCAACTGCCCTGTACCCGTAATACGGTACACTCGCCCTACAACCAACCCCCCTGCAATAGCTGCAGCATTGTTTGGATATACAGGTACATTTGGTAATGGCAGAGCGAGAATGTCGCCTACTGTAAAGTTCTTGGTTTTGTTCTGATCTTCAGCGTCAGTACCAATGAGTTTGTCGTTGTACGTTACGTTGTTGTCTGTTGCGTAGGAATTAATGTTTGGCATTTTATTTAATTTTTATATACAGTCTCCTGATGTTGTACAAGAACCTCCTAATGATTGTAATGAAAAAGATGGAGTAGCTGTATCACCGCATCCCGATCCATAACTAACAGTATAGTTAGTATGTTGACCGTCTTGTATACAGAGGTATATTGATCCTCCTGCAGGACAGAGATTACAAACAAGACCACTTTGACAATCATAGAAGCTAATTGAGATGTCATAGCTGTCCTCATTGTTGTAAAGAATAAAGCAAGTACAAGTAACAGGGCAAGCTGTAAGATTACCTACAACAGAGTTACCCCCTGCGTAAGTAAATGTATACTTGTTGTTGCCTCCTCCAATATTTGTCCTATAGTACTGACCACAGCCCCCCTCGTCTCCGTACCAAGCCGCATCACAAGCTGAGTCATAAAACAGTTTCATCCCGTTTTGAAAAGTTGATACAGGACTATAGAGTGTTATTGAAAGTGTATTACTACAAGCAGCAGTAGCATTTGCTGCACCTCCTTCGATATAGAAACCATCATAATAACAAGCCTCTTCGTAATAAATAGTATAGGCATAACTTATCGGTCTCAGATTGCTTCTAACCACAAGCTGATTGCTTGCTTTGTTTGCAAACGGAGCATAAGATGTATCAAGATACACCTTTGCATCTGCATCAGCCTTTGTAATCTGCTCGTTACTGTCAGGTATAGCTGCTTTTTGAACAAAATAGCCATTGGCTACAGCATCGGCTAAGTTGCTGAAAGATACAGTCTGATTATTTGCTACAGTTGCCCAAGACATAATTAATTAGGAGTTACCCAAGGAAGAGGAAGTGATACCTGCGTTGGGTTGATTAATAAATTAATGCTCTCTTGAAGGCTTGCATCAATAGTCGGAACATCAAGACCTGCATTCAACCACGCAATAACATCATCCTCTGTGAGGTCAGCATAAGGAATGAAATCAGCAGGATCAGGAGCAGGAACAGACAAAGCTCCAAAGGTGTCTGTAAAATAAGTTTTGTCATCAACTATCTCTGTTGCATTTCTTCTCCAATTTACTTGGAATACAACATCAGTTAAGTTGTCGGGAGTGGTGGGGTATTCAATCATTGATGAAATTACCCAATTGTAAACAGTTGCCATTTTATTTGTTTTTAAGTTGTTCTTTTAATTCTCTAACTTCTTTTTCAAGCGCAGCAATCTTTGCTGTATGCACCTGAGTATATGATAAATTTAGTAAACCTTTCTCATCTTTATGTATTGCACTTGGAAGTATTTGTTCAAAATCCTGTGCAAAGTATCCAAGCTCTTGCACTCCATTCTTCTCATAATACCTTGCTTCTACATCTGCTATAAGCAAGTAGTCTATGCTGTTATTCAACAGTTTCTTTATTCTACTATCAGAAGATTCAAAGAAAGAAGTTGCTGTACAACTTCCTGTGAATGTAGCATTACCGTTATTAGCAAATATTGCTGTTGCAGCACCGCTCGTTGGGTTAAATGTAATTGAAGCATCTGCAACATTATAGTTTAACGAACGAGGGTTTCCACTTGCATTATTCTTAAATATAATTTGGGAATCTGAAGCACCTGTTTCAATTCTGAGATAACCCGTAGTAAATAAGTTGCCTTCTACACTAAGTTTATATGAACCGTAATATGTTGATGTGCCGACCGTGGTGTTTCCATTTGGATAGATAACCACATTTGTCTGTACTGCAGTTGTGCTTACTGCGTTGTAAAACTCTGTTCTTTGAGGAGCGTATGTATTTGCTGTACCAAAAGCATCCTCTTTTACAAACCTCATACCTGCACCAAACTTTGCATTGTTTGGTCCTGAGCCGTGGAAAGCCCAACCTTCCATAGAGAATATAGTGTCTCCATTGTTCACTGAAACAGGAAGAGCAACAGTGCCTCTTGATTTATATCCTTTAAGACCTGCACCTACTGCATCATCGCTTGCCCTAAACATTGCAATAGGCGTGTCAGATGTTTGAGTAAGCACCATAGTCAATGGATTGGATGGTCCATAGCTATAGCCGCCCGTTGTGCCAATCTCTCTTGCTACACCTGTCTCTCTTGTTGTAAAGAAAATACTACGAGCGTATGTAGAAGTAGTATTTGTTTCAAAGTCAATACCATTAGCAGCCCCATTAACTGACAACTGATATGAAGGAGTTGTTCTAATTCCAACAAAACCACCTGTAGTAATAGTCATTGCAGTGGCAGTGTCACTTTCAAATATGAAACTGCCTGCTCCGTGATTCATAAAGAAGTTAACACTGTTGTGGTATAAGTAACCCTTCAATACATCTGCTACACCAAATGAAAGAATTGCATTTGACGCTCCATTCAATGTGAGATTTGCCCTATTAGAAGAACCTGCAAGAGCTGTACCTGTATGACCAACAACAACATTGCACTGATTAGTTACTACAGGCTTAAGCGTAAGGAGCTGAACATTATTAGCCCCCATCTGTATTTCACCGTTTGCAACATTATATAGCTGCATTGCGGTATTGTTGTGATACAAGTACCCTTTTTCACTACTACCAACAGTAAAGTTTAATATTGAAGTAGAAGTACCATTGATGGTTAAATTACCACGTCCTGCTGTATTGTTTACCGCAGTAGTACCACCTATTACAACATTACTTCTGTCGGTTACATTATCAATTGATAGATGAACACCTGCTCTAAAATCTCCATAAGGATCAACTGCTATTTTGAATCTTGAAGCATCTGACTTATCAACTCCTAATACCCAAGCAGTTGAGTTCATATCAAAAAATATAGAACCATCACCCGTAGAACCTACCCCTCCACCCGGACCTTCAGGATTAAGAAGTAATCTTGCAGTGCCACTACTACTTGTGCTTTTTATTCTTAAAGCAGCATCACTTCCACTTTCTATGTTTACTTTGAAAGGAAGATTTGTGGTGCCAATTCCTAAGTTTCCATTAGCATCCAACGTCATTGCTTGGGTAAAGGATATAGCGTTACCTGCCGTTCCTGAAGGAGCGTTGAACCAAACGTGATTGCCTGCATTTAATCTATAAAGAGAAACAGCATCCCCTGTTGTTATATAAGCAAAAGTTCTGTATCCTGTTAATCGTGCATTCCAACCTAAATACCCGTCTGATGTACTTGTAGTTTGTTGAAACAATGCTAAATATGGTGCGGCAGTAGAACCAACTTGTAATGCTTTTGCATCTTGCCACGCACTCGGTGTAACACCCAAGCCGAGCTGTCCGGAGGTGTCCAATGTCATCTTAATAGTAGCACTATTATTAGTCATCCATTGTTGAGCACCTGTTGCATAATATGTCAAATCATCGGATGTGCCACTAATAATTGCTGAGTAAGTGCCAATATATCCTTTAGCAGAACCTGCCTTTTGGAATCTAATAAATGGTCCTTGGTTGCTCCCTCCTAAACTATTTATTTGCAATTCCGTTTGAGAAGTACCATTGCCAACAATAACAGTTTCACTTGACCTTATATTTCCTGTTACATCAAGTTTATATGTGTTATTAGTGTTACCTATTGATACATTACCGCCTGAGTTAATCCTAACCTTCTCACTAAAATCAGTAGAAAATATTATATTAAAAGTGCTCCTTGCGTGTATTGCAAAGTCATTCGTTGCGCCACCACTTACTAATGTAGCTGCACTACCTATATCTCCAAATGATGTACCGTTATTTTGCCATCTTAAATAAGTTCCATTAGAAGAATGATTGAAGTTAGCAACAAGTGACGCATCTCCTGAAACATCTAATGTTGCTCCCGGATTTTCTACTCTTAATCCTAATCTTCCACCAAAATAGTTTAATCCACCACTGCTATAAATAGAATAGTTTGTTGATGAGCCACTTGTTTGATTGGCTATGTAAAGAGCATAGTTATTTACAATAGTAGCACCACTTAATTTTTCAGCACTTGGAATATAAACTCCAAAAGTATTATTTACAGCAGTAGATGCTTTGATTCTTGCATTTGCAAATAATCCATAGTTATCTCCTGAAGCTGAAAGTTGAGGGTCAAGTAATATAGCATATTGTGAAGTACCTGTTGTGAGAGCTCCACCAATAAATATTGATGCGTATGTTTGGTCGCCTCCTGCTGTACCAACAGCAATCCTACTATCCGACATTAATGGAATGGTATTGATTCTAACCGTACTTCCATCGTCAGTTATGTTTGCATTTGTAAGTGTGTTAGCATCTTGCCACTTTGATACCCTATTAGTAGTACCACTACCATCAACAACACCACCTGCTGTTTCAATAATGTTACCGCTTGAGTCAACAGCAAGGTTATACGCTACTGTACCTGTAAAAGACCCTGACCCATATTGATTAAATGCTACAGCTCCGGTTCTTGCAAGAGTAAACGTATAACGCAAATCTGTGCTTGTAAACGCTCCACTTGTTTTGTTTACAAATCCAAAAGCTTTTACTGTTGCACTTCCTTGCCCTGCATAGTTTTCAAAATATGGATAACCTGAGTTAGGAGCAGTAACTACTCCTGAAAGCTCACCTGTCATGTAACCTCCTTCAATCCAAGTATGATTAGGAGTATTAGCGGCTGCTATAAAATAGTTTGCATCTGCAGGTATAGCTGAGTTTGTTCTTGATATTCTAAGGCTTACGCTTGTAACACTTGAGCTACCAACTTGTAAATCTCCGTTTATCCATCCCCCACCATTTACAGCTAACTTATATCCTTGGTCAGTATTCCAACCAATCATTACGTTAGCAGCGTTATTTATGTAGTTTAACTTTGTAGGAGCGGCAGAAATAACAGTATCAACTGTGCCACTTGCTTTACCATAAAGAGCGAGTGTACCACCGTTAGTTGATGCTCCATCTTCATACACCTCTGCGCAAAGATTACCCGTAGAATTAAATCTTGCCACAAATCTTCTGTATGTTACAACTTGTTCATTAGCTCTAATATCACCACCTGAAACCTGCAATGCACTTGATCCATCATCTGTAGGCATTGTTGGCCCCATAAGGGTTCTACCTGCACTGAGCACTCTTACCCTTTCGGTAAGTGAACTCGCTACTGATGAATAAAGAAGTAAGTCACCATTTTCATTTCCTCCCGTAGAGTT